TAAAAAAACTTTCACCAAAGGATGTCCTTTTGTGGTGGACTGAAGCATCCAAGTTGGAACGGCTATCTTTGGGACTACCTGGAGATAAGATTGCAGTAGAGAAAAAGGAAAGCAAGAGCATTAATATTACAAAGATAGATAATAAAACCCTGAATCTAAATGCACCGAAAGCCGATAACAAATATTTACAAGAGTTGACGGACATTTTACAAGTCGCTGGTGCGCTTCCGAAACAACTTGAAGCGAAAGCAGACGTGATAGAAGCAGTAAGTAGTGAAGACAAAGGAGAACAAGATGGCGAAGAAAAAGACAGCTAATTATAAGTGTGAGCATTGTGGGAAGATTTCTATAAAGAATATTAAACAAGCAGAAAAAAGTAACCATCATTTTTGCTCGATGAAATGTAGAAATGAGAGTAAACCAATAAAAAAAGTTAAGTGCATATGTTTAAATTGCGGTAAAAAATTTGAAAAAATTTATGCAAGATGGATTGGTGTAAAAAAGCATTTTTGTTGTCGTTCATGTCATACAGCTTGGCGTAATGAAAATACAGTTAAGACAGATTATCATTGTGATTTTTGCAACAAGCTTTTTCAGATATATCCACATCGATTAAAAGATAATAAAAATCATTTTTGTAATATGGAATGCTCTGCAAAATGGATATCTAAATATCAAATAAGAGAAAATTGTGTTCATTGGCGAGGCGGTAGACATAAGAGTACTGATGGTTATATTTATATTAATATTTCAGATAAAGGTCGACGTAGGATGGAACATCGATTAATCATGGAAAAACATTTAGGCCGAAAACTTAGTAAAAAAGAAGAAATCCATCATATTAATGGTATACGAGATGACAATAGATTAGAGAATTTATGTGTTGTTGATGTGTCTAAGCATGAAAAGCATACTCTTATTAAACAGTGTAAAAAAAGAATTTTAGAGTTAGAAAGCATAGTTAAAGGAATTTATGCTTGCCCTAACTAAAGGAGGTGATGTCCCATCAGTAGATTGATAGTAAAAAATTTGAGTGAGGCGGAAAAAGAAAAACTTGTGAAAACTTTAAAACCCAAACTAAATCAATTTATTCCGCATACCCCTACACCGAAGCAAAGCGCATTTTTGCTTCTACAAGATAGCGGAACAAAGAAACCAATAGAAGCATTTTTTGGTGGGGCAGCTGGTGGAGGTAAATCAGATGCATTGTTGATGGCGGCGCTCCAACATATTGAAATTCCAAATTATTCAGCTATGTTATTTCGCCGAACTTTTTCAGAATTGGCCTTACCAGGAAGTCTGATGACACGGTGCCATGAATGGTTATACCAATTTAGAAAAGGTAATAAAAGGGTTCATTGGAGCGAGCAAAAGAAAACGTACACATTTTATCCTTCAGGAGCTACTATAACTTTTGGATATTTAGAAAATAGAAATGACCATTATAGGTATCAGTCCTCAGAATTTCAGACAATTTGTTTTGACGAGCTGACTCATTTTGAAATGTCCGATTATCTTTATTTGTTTTCTAGGCTTAGGAGAACTAAAGCATTAGAAGCAGCAGGAGTACCGCTTCGTATGTTATCTGCATCTAATCCAGGAGGAGCAGGAGCTGGTTGGGTTAAACAAAGATTTTTGACTGAGGGCCAAAAAAAAGGACGAGTATTTATACCTGCTACATTAAATGATAATCCTTACTTAGATAAGGAAAGTTATATTGAAAGCTTAAATGAATTAAGTCCTTTAGAGCGTGCACAATTACTGGAAGGAAACTGGGATGTGTCAGCAGGAGGGCAAATATTTAAGCGGGATTGGTTCGAAATATTAGATACACTGCCTGAAGTTAAAAAAGGATATGTACCTAGAGTTCGGTATTGGGACCTTGCGGCTACTGATGCAGGCGATGAAGATTTATTTATAATAGAAGATATAGTACGTTTTCAAAAGACACCAGATGAAGTAGAAAGAAGAATTAAGGAAGTGGCTAAATCAGATGGAAAAAGTACAGAGGTGTGGATGGAAGAGGAACCAGGTTCAGCGGGAAAAAAGGTGATTCTAGATTATAGAAAGTCTCTACAAAAGTTTTCATTCAGAGGAATGAGAGAAACAGGCTCAAAGATAATGAGAGCAAATAAGGTCAGCGCATCGGCCGGGCATGGACGAATTAAATTGTTGAAGGGAATTTGGAATAATGACTTCTTAGACGAGGTAGATTTTTTCCCTAACCAAAAGATTAAGGATCAGGTTGACTGTTTATCTGGGGCTTTTGACAAACTCTCGCATTTCGCATCATATTCGATAATACCGACTGCGGTAGGCCAGGAGATTAATTCCTATTGGCAGCAGGCATGAAAGGGGGCAAGTGAAAGGAGAAAGACGGCACGACTATACAGAAATGGTAGAAAAATTAGCTATACTGGCTACAGAAGTAAGAGGCACAAACAGAAGATTAGATAAGATCAATGGATCGGTAGAATCAATTAATAAAGAATTCCCTCAATATAAGGAAAAGGTAGATACATTAGAAGATGATATGGATGAGGTTAAACCACAAGTTTTGGGCCTACGGGTCAAACTGTACGCTGGTATGGGTACTATATCATTTTGCTCGGCAATAATAGGGGCAATAGTAATGAAATATTTAGGAGCTTAAATTATGAGTGATAGAACTATAGATGAGAACTTAGAAAAAATAGAACCAAGTACGGGAGCAAAGAACTTTGGTCAAATAGGATCAACTGGGCTTGAACGCTATGGCGGTTATGTGTATGAGGAATTCATACCTACTTTAAGATTACCTCAGAATTTGAAGGTATATAAGGAAATGTCCTCAAATGACGCTACCATTGGCGGGATACTGTTTTTGTTTGAGTCTATGATGAAGAAACTTCCGTGGTCTGTTAAACCCGGAGGAGATAAGCTCGTTGACAAAACAGTAGCAAACTTTGTCCAAGAGTGTATGGATGACATGGAACATTCATGGATGGATTTTATAGTAGAGGCCCTTTCAATGTTTATATATGGTTGGGCATGGCATGAAATAGTCTATAAAATAAGAGATTCCAAAAATTCCAAGTATTCTGATGGTAGAATTGGATGGGCTAAATTACCTATAAGAAGTCAGAACAGTTGGAATAGTTGGATATATGATGAAAATGATCCAGATAAGCTTATTGGAATGGAACAGCTTGATAGTAATAGAAAAGATATAACTATTGTGGTAATTCCTTATGAAAAGTCTCTATTATTTAGGACTAAGTCATATAGGAACAGCCCAGAAGGGGTAAGTCTGTTAAGAACTGCGTACAGGGCTTGGTATTATAAAAAACGTATTGAAGAAATAGAGGGTATTGGTATAGAAAGAGATCTAGCAGGGCTACCTGTAATAGTTGTACCAGAGGATATAGATATCTGGGATGTAAACAACCCGGATGCAGTAGCACTCAAAGCATCTCTTGAAAAGCTGATATCAAATATAAGACGGGATAAAAATGAAGGTGCTCTTTTACCTTTTGGTTATGATTTAAAACTCTTAACTACAGGTTCAAGCAGACAATTTGATACTAATAAGATAGTAGACCGTTATGATCAGAGGATTGCTATGACAGTGTTGGCGGACATAATTTTAATGGGTCATACCAATAGCGGCAGTTTTGCGCTGGCAAAATCAAAAACTAATATGCTTGGTGCAAGTTTAGAAGCAATGGCCGATAATATAAAAAATATTATTAACAAAGTAGCAATACCAAAGCTGATGGATTTAAACACTTTCAGGGGGTACACAAAGTATCCAGAACTGGTAAGGGGCGAAATTGAAGCCCCAGACGTGGCAAAATTAGGAGATGCAATGCAAAGATTTAGGGATATGGGAATGGCTTGGTTTCCAAATGAAAAAACAGAAGATTATATCAGGGCTAGTATGGGACTTCCAGTATTGACTGAGGAAGAAAAAAAGCAGCTCAAAGAACAACATGAGAAAGAACAAAGAGAAGCTCAGGCACAGCAAGCAATGAGCGGTCGTGAAAGTGCTGAACATGAATGAGCGGTCGTGAAAGTGCTGAACATGAAACGGATGACAAAGGAGAATTTAATGCTACATACGAGGAAGCTGGGATGAAAAAGTTTTTGAAAAAGTTATTTAAGAGGCAAAAGGCGGGGGATAAAGATGAGTAATGGATTAAGACGGTATGTTATGTCTCCTCCTTATCATGAAAGAATAGCCAGAGGAGATGTGGGTGCTGTAGCTGTAGGAGAGCCATCGATTGTAGCACCCGTTAGAAGAGCAGGACATAATGATGCATGTGCTGCGACATATGAAACAGTATGGTGCGCTAGTGATTCATACACATATTTAACATCCACAGAAAAACTAAAAATAAATAGTTCTGATTCAGAAGATAATGCAAGTGGTACTGGGGCAAGGACTGTATTTGTAAAAGGGTTGGATTCTAGTTATGATATTATATCAGAAACTGTGACTTTACATGCCACAGATGGAACAATTGCTGTAACAACTAGTAAGTCTTATTTAAGGGTGTTTATTTTACGGGCGGAAACTGCGGGTTCTGTGGGTAGTAATAAAGGTGATGTATACATAAAAAATAATGCGTCAACTATAACTTTAGAAAAAGCGTGTGCAGGGGAAGGGAAATCTTTAGCTGCAATATGGACAGTACCCAATAATAAAACTGCAATTATATTGGGAGGTATAATTGGAGAAATGGCACAAAAGAAAACAGAATTTGGTTTATTTATACGTCCTCAGAATAAAGCATGGTATATTGCTAGATTGTCGATTATAAAAAATCAGACGGTAGAAATAAAGTTTCTTATGCCTTTAAAATTCGAAGCTAAAACAGATATTGAAGTAAGAGCAAAAGCAGATGCAGGTTCTGGAATTGTTATAGCAAGTTTCGATGGATATTACTATTAAAAGGAGAGTGGTTAAATGCCAGTAATGAGTTGTGAAAAGGATGGAAAAAAAGGGTATAAGTACGGAGAATCTGGAAGATGCTACACTTATTCGGACGAAGCAAGTCGTAAGAGTGCAAAGCGTAAAGCTATTTTGCAGGGAACTGCTGTAGCTCAGAGTACAGGAGAAAAGCTTAAGTTGAGTAAAGAGGATCTTAGTGATATAGAAGATAAAGAAACAAAATTTGAACCTATGATAAAAGATGATAGTAATCATTGTTTATTTGGTTGGGCATATGTGGCAAAAGATTTAGATAATAAACAAATTGTAGATCATTCTGAAGAGTTTGTTAAAGAAGAAGATTTTGAAGATTTGGAGTTAGCTACTTATTTATTTAACATAGCCTTTAGACAGTCTGATATAAGACATAGTTGTATAGCTAAAGGTCTTTTGATAGATAGTATGGTATTTACTAAAGAAAAAGTAGAAGCAATGCGAAAGTCTAAATTGTTAAAAGGTGATATTGCATTAGGTGTGTGGATGGGTTTTTGGTTTCCTGAAGATGAGGATTGGGATGAAATACAAAAAATGGATGCACCTATGTTTTCTTTGTATGGTAGTGCTATTAAAGAATTAATAGAAGATGAGGAGGTGGAAGAATAAATGGCTAAAAGAAGTTTAAAAGAATTATTTATGAAATTTGTAAGTGTGGTACCTAATGGGGATAATCCACCAGCAAAAATTGTTCTTATGAAAAATAAGGATGAAGATAAGAATAAAGGAGGTGTTCAAATGAAGAAGCTAGAAGAGATACTGAAAGGTATGGAGAAAGAAGATGTGAAGGTGATTAAAGATGAGATTGATAAAATTGAAGTTGTAGAGAAGGCTAAATCTGACATTGAAGGTAAGTTTAAGGATCTTGAAAAAGCTAAAGGCGAACTTGAAAGTAAGGTTAAAGAGCTTGAGAAGGTTAAACCTGCTGAGGAAACTGATGAGGAACTTATCAAGTCTGCTGATCCTAAAATCCAAGAGATGCTTAAGAATAAAAAAGCGGTGGAAGATGAGAATGAGAAGCTGAAGAAGGAAAAAGAGGATGGGGAAAAAGAATTACGTAAAGTAGAGCTTAAAAAGGAGGCTGAAGAGTATCCTAACCTTGGCTCACCAGTGGAGGATATAGTCGAAATATTTTCCAAGTTAGATGGTGATGAAAAAACTACAGAGTTAGTAAAGGGTATATTTGGTGCGACAAATAAGGCGCTTGAAGGTACTAATTTACTAAAGTCTGTTGGTACAGATAAGGATTCTGATCAGAAGACTCCTGAAGAGGAGCTTAATGAGAAGGCTGAGGCTATGGTGGAAAAAGATGGGATAACCATAGAGTTGGCAAAGACTAAAATAATGAAAAGTAATCCCGATAAATATATGAAATAAGGAGGTGATTAATAATGTCAAATGCTTATGAAGCTGATTTAGTAAATCAAGCATTTGTTGCTGATACAGATTTATCTAGTTATCAGTACTATCCTGTAAAAATGGATTCGGATGAAGAGGCAGCTCTAGCATCTGATGCAGGGGACTTTATGCTTGGCGTACTACAAAATGCGCCGTCCGCAGCAGGTAGAACAGCTACTGTTGCTTTGGATGGCATTACAAAAGCTGTAGGTGGTGCTGCTATAACTGCCGGATCAAAAGTTCAGGTAGGTGCAGGCGGTAAATTTGTAACACAGACTACAGGCGTACTTGCAGGTCAGGCCCTGACTACGTGTGGTGCTGATGCAGAGCTGTTTAGTTTAAAAATTATAAGAGAGAGTGGAGTTTAATTGATTAGAAAGGAGAGTGAAAAATAATGGGTAATCCTATTTATGGAGATATACATGTAGATACACCTTTAACTAATATGAGTGTAGCCTACATGCAAGGCGAGGAAGTAATGGTCGCTAATAAGGTTTTTCCGATTGTGCCTGTAAAGAAACAATCTGATTTGTATTTTACATATTCAAGAGCAGATATGCTAAGAAATGAGGCTGCTGTAAGACAATATGGAGCAGAATCTAAGGGTGGTGGATACGATGTATCTACAGATCCTTATTACTGTAATATATATGCGTTCCACAAAGACGTGTATCCTACAGAAAGAGTTAATTCTGATAGTCCTTTACAGCCTGATATAGATGCTGGTGAGTATGTATCACAGAAGCTAATATTAAAGAGGGAAATAGATTTTCAGGAGAGGTTCTTTGCATCTGGTATTTGGGGAACACAATATGAAGGAGCAGCAGCTGCTTCTGGGCTCGATTTAGTATATTGGAGTTCTAGCGGTTCTACACCAATAGAGGATATAGCTACAGCGCAGTTGGCTGTTCAAGGATCTACAGCAAAGAAACCTAATACTTTGCTATTAGGCCCTAATACTTTTATAGCACTTAGAGATAATGCTGAAATAAGGGACCTTCTTAGATATACAGCAGGACCTGCTGTACCTACACCACAACTGTTAGCTCAGATGTTTGATGTAGAAAGAGTTCTAGTGGGTGCCGCTGTTTCTAACAGTGCTGCCTCTGGTGCAACAGAAGATACTGGATTTATATTAGGAAAACATGCGTTACTGTGCTATACAGAAAATTCACCTGGCATAAGAAAAGCATCCGCTGGATACATCTTTTCTTGGTCAGGACTTGAAGGTGCTGGAGCATTTGGTAATAGAATGTATAAGATTCCTATGGATCTATTAGGAATAGGTACAGTTAGAATAGAAGGCGAAATGGCGTACGATATAGAACTTATATCTGCTGACCTTGGAGTTTTCTTTAACGATATTGTTGAGTAAAAAGAAAATAGGTAGTTAAGGAGGAATTAAATGGCTTTTACTTGGACGGGAGATCCAGCAGCTAGTGATCTTGAAGCAGTTCGGTGGGAGATAAATGATATTGATAGCAGTAATGCTAAGTTTCAGGATGCTGAAATTCAGTATGCTATCGATCAGGAATACTCCAAACTTAATGCTGCCGCTAGATTATGTGAACAATTGCAAGCTAGATATTCTGATGCTGCAAGTAGGACTATGGGCCCACTTAAAGTTGATTTATCAGATCTTGCTAAAATGTACACAGAAAAAGCATTAGCATTAAGAAAAAGGGCTGCTGCATTTGCAACACCTTACGCTGGTGGAATGTCTGAATCCAAAGAAGATACATTTGAAGACGATTCAAACCTTAAACAGCCTATTTTTTCAAAAGGTATGATGGATAATACTTAAGAGGAGAGATAATGGGTAAGACAATAACCTATTTTAAAGAATGGTTCACTGATACAGTTAACTATGGAAAAAAACTGTCCATGGATGGAGTAGGACAAATAACATACGCAAGTGATGTCGAATTGGATTGCGCCACCCATGGCACTATCTTAATGGTGAGGATTCTGACGTGGCAGGAATTGACTTTGGTGATAGATTCAAGCTGGATAGTAGATATAGACCGTTAAAAAGCTTAGATAAATTTTATGATGAGGATGCAGCACTAGATTTGGTGGTGGTTTATCTGTAATGGCTAGACCATTTATTAGCATAAAATTTAATGGGGCATCGCTGGCAAAACTTAGGGCCAATCTGATGACTATGGATATAGCTACAAAACAGGGGGCTAAAAAAGCAGTAACTGCTGTAGCCAGAAACATAATGGCTCAGAGCCAATCTGAAGTACCAAGAGATACTGAGACTTTAAGGGATACATCTTATATAGAAGAAGTTAAAGTAGCTGGGGACGTGGTAAGTATAAATTTAGGTTATGCTTCACCAAAGACAGATAAGCAAAACCCAGTTTCGGGGGAGATGGCTAGTGAATATGCTATGATAGTGCATGAAACTCCAGGAACAGCCCCTGGCGGGGGTAATTATCACCCTTATGGTAAGTGGAAATATCTTGAAGATCCCGCTACAAACCATAGGAAAGAACTATTTACAGAGTTCAATATGGAAGTTAGTAAAGTAGTCGCTAAAGGAGCTAAATAATGGCTGATTTATTATTAGATATAGTTAATTATTGGATTGGCGAGAGTTTAGTTACTGCCGATGGTACTGATATTTTTCGGGATATATTACCAGATACTCCAGACAGTTGTGTAGCTATAGTGGAATACGCCGGGGAGGTAAGTTTTATAAATAATACGATTAATAGGTCAATTCAGGTAAGGGTTAGAGATGCAGACCATGATGATGCTAAGAGTTTAATTGTTAGTTTGTATGATTCTGTTTATGACCCTGAAGCTGAAATCAGGATAATAGATTTCACAGCAACACGTTGGGGTATTGTTACTGCAAGGAATTATCCATATCAATTGGATAGAGATGAAGACAAAAGATATATATTTGTATTTAATATGGGAATAGTCACAATAGGTGATGGTTAAAAATTTAAAAGAAAGGGGGAATAAACATGGCATATAATGGAACGAAAGTAGGTCTAAAAGACCTTTACTATGCTTTGCTTACTACAGACGCTTCTGATGGTGCTGTTTATGGTACTCCTGTAAAGATTACAGGTGCTATAACTGCTAATATCAATCCGAATGCAACAAGCGGAACTTTGTTTGCAGATGATGGACCTTTAGAGTCTACCAGCCAATTAGGACAGATAGAGATAGAACTTGGTGTAGCTGATATACCATTAGCATTACAGGGTATTTTACTTGGTTCTGATGCAGTCGCACTTGGTGTTCTTAATAAGAAAGCTACAGATGTACCACCTTGGCTTGCTATAGGATTTAAGTCATTAAAATCAAATGGTAGTTATAGATATGTATGGTTAGTTAAGGGTAAATTCAGAGAGATAGAAGATAATAGTGAGACTAAGGATGATTCTATAAACTGGCAGACTGGAACTATAATGGGTCAGTTTGTAAAACGTGATTATGATGAGGTATGGAAGAAAATGGCAGATGAGGACGAGGCAACTTATGTAGATGTAGGTGATACATGGTTCACTGATGGACCAGATGCACCGTAAAATAATTAATTATAAAGGAGGTCAATAAGATGAACGAGGTAAAAAAGAGTAATATAAAAAATGTCAGGGTAAAACCTGTCGAGTTAAAAATAGATGATGATATATACCAGATAAAGTATGATTTCAACGCCTTTATTGAATTAGAGGAGATTTATGGTTCAATAGAGGAAGCTATGGAGGCTATGCAGGGCAAAGTTTAGTCTGAAGGCTATGCGAGATTTCCTATGGGCAGGAATGTTATTTGGTAATACTAAAATAACTAAACGAGAAGTAGGTAAACTATTAGAATTTGGTAATTTTCAGTATATAGTTACTGAAATGATGGAAGCTATAACAGGTGCCTTACCTGAAAAGGCAGATGAAGAAAAAAACTAACTAAGTTCCCAGCTATGAATGAGTTTAATAATGAGAGCTCTGATGGCTGGGACTGGGCATGGTTTAGATATGGGAGTACTGTGATACTTAATAATGAAAAATGGGAGAGACTAACTCCAAGGGAGTTTAATTCACTTATGAAAGTTCATGTTTATGTGAATGATCCTAAGAGTAAAGAAGAAGAAAAATTAACACCAATAGATAAAGTGCCAAGGTTGTGAGGTGGTTAAATGGGTAGTGCTGGAACAGTAGATGTAGATCTTCAAATAAGGATGCAAAACCAGTTTGCTGTTGTAATGAGCCAGATTAATAAACTCGCTGGTACTATGGAAAAAACCATGGCGGGTGTTGGTTCTAAAGTTGAAAAGGGACTTACACAACCCCTAAAAAAGGCAGCTATTGCTGGTTCACAAACCTATGGATTCTTAAAAGATGTTGCTCGTATAGCACAAGGTATATTATTTTCTCAGGTATTATACCGTGGCATACTTCAACCTATTCAAGCAGCAGTTAAAGAACTTAAAGATTTCATAATTCAAATGGAGCAGACTGAACTTGCTTTTGAAATGATGTTAAAGGGGGCTGCGGCAGGTCAAGCTTTTGTAGATGCTATGGAAGATTTTGCTGCTGTCACACCGTTTGTTATGGCAGATACAACTAAGTTAGCTCGTTACCTATTAGGTGTAGGTTTCGCTGCTAATGAAGTTATACCAATACTTACTAAAGTCACTGATGCTATGGCCCTTATGGGAACGGATCCTGCCAAGCTTACAAAACTTGTAGAGGCTTTAGGTAAGATTAAAGCCTATGGTGGAGCAACACTAAGAGAAATTAAAAGTATAGCAAGAACCGGTCTTCCTATAGTTCAAATATTAGAAGAACAATTGGGGCTTACTACTGCTCAAGTTAGAAATATAGCAAGATTGGCAATACCGGCTGATATTGTAATTGAAGCTATTCTTAGGGGTATTCAGGAAAGATTCGAAGGTGGTGCTGCAAGACTTCAAAGAACTATTGGCGGTCTTATGAGTACCATATCAGATAATATGTTACTTATAAGTAGAGATATTTTCACTGGTATTACTGAAGTAGCACGAAATTCTATAACTATGATTGCTGATAGATTAGAAATACTCAGGCGTATAATTAGGGATGGTGGAGTAGGTGCATTATTTGAAGAGATGGTTCCAGAGGAATTACAAGAAACTTTAAGGTTGACAGTAGCTAATTTATCGGCTATAGGAAGGGAAATACTGAAGATACTTGGAGCACTTACGCCATTTATTAGGGAATTTTTGAAGTTCAGTACTGTGCTTAACTCCTTACTATTACCTATATTATTGCAAGTAGTGCGTACTATTTCAGGTTTCTTAAACATAATCAATTCTAGTACCGAAGCAGTACAAATATTTACAGGGGCTTTAATGGGCATGATGATTGCTAGTACAATAACTAAAGTTCTTCATGGTTTACAAATAGCTATGATTGCTATTTATACTACAATTAGATATATAATGCTTACTAATTGGGTAGGTTGGATAGGTCTAGTAGTTGGAGCATTAGCAGCTTGGGCACTTACTACTGATTGGGTTCAGGCAAAATTGAAAGGTTTACAAAGAACTATAGCTAATATTTTTGGTTTGGAAACAGGCGGCATATTACAGCCAATAGTAAAAAGTGCAGAAGATATCCCTGAAATATTTGCGGGTCTAACAGACATCGAAGATGGGGTAGAAGATATAGGAGATGCTGCCGGTGATGCAGCTAAAGAAGTAGATAAGATACTTGCATCTTTTGATGAGGTTTATGATATTACGGAAAAGAAAGCAAAAGAAGGAGGTCTTGATAAAGCTTTAGGATTTGATTGGAGCGGTTTCGAATTTGGTGGTTTAGGCTTGGAAGAAGGTATAAAAAAAGGCGCTCGTACAACAAAAGAATTACTGACTGGTGTTGTAGATGGTATTCGAAGAGCTATGGGCGGAGAAATGCGAATGAAATTATTAGATAAGAGATATCCTGGACCAATAAGTCAGGAGGAAATAGACAAAATAAAAGAATATGAAGAAGGACTTACAGAATTTAAAGAAGGATGGCGTGAATGGTGGGAAGAAATGATAGCTCCCGTTCTATGGTTTGAAGAAAAATTTGAAGGTTTAGGAATATGGGATTGGTTTAGAAACATTAAAAACTGGGAGATATGGACTTTTTTGAGCGAAGTAGGTGATCAGATAAACCTATGGTTAGCTAATATGGAAAATTGGAGCATTTGGGATTGGTTAGCAGGCTCTAAAAGCGACCCCGAAAAGTGGATCGGTCTTTGGAAAGGTATTAAAGACTGGGCTATATGGGATTGGTTTAAAAATATTAAGCACTGGGCTATATGGACATGGTTTAGTAATACCTTAGAAGGCTGGACTATATGGAATCCAGAAAACTGGATAGGCATATGGAAAAAGATAGAGCAGTGGACAACACTCTGGAGTTTTATTAAAGGCATTAAAAATTGGGAAATATGGGATTGGTTTCAGAATAAACTTATTAATTTTAAAGTATGGAAAGCCCAATTTATGCAAAAGTTTATAGATACTATAGTAAGTATTTGGAGTAGCCTACTTGGTAGGATAGCAGGTCCAATTAATGCTGTCTTAGGATTTATAGAAGAATCAGTAAATAGTATGATAGGTGGATTGAATAGGGTTATTGAGCTTATAAATAAAATACCTGTTATAGGCGATCTTATAAGTAAAATACCTGAAATAAATATACCAGAAATAACATTTAATTTACCTTCTACTACAGGTCCATCAAGACCATCAGGAACCGGAAGTTCGCCTTCAAGACCAAGAAAATTAGGTAATGGTGGAATTATAGGCAGAGATCAATTAATAAGAGTAGGAGAAAAAGGTGAGTCTGAAATGATACAGCCATTGAATAAAACATCAATGAAACCATTTGCAGATATGTTAGCAGGGCTTATTGGTAATAT